GTTGTAAATTAACCAGCCAATGACGACTGGTATTGTGTAGTAAGCACCCTCAATAGTGCCTAGTTCTCTCTCAGCATACCTAATAGTAATTGTAATGCCGTTAGTAGTTAGGTCTTTAGGTGCGTCAAAGGCATCAACTATACTGTTAGCAATAGCATCACCTTCGCCCGGACCTAAACCCGTTGGTACACATACGTCTACCATGAATACACCTTGATAGTACATCTGAGGGTTAAGACCTCGTACAGCAGGCTCCCTTAAAGTGGGGGCAAACCTAGCTTTGACGTATGGGGAGTTACTAACAGGGTTAAAGCTGACGTTCTCCCAAGCGATAGAGGGAATACCTGCGACACCTGTTAAGGTAGTCTCTAATACCCTGCGAATACCCTCGTATATAACTGCCATTACTTAAACCTATCTTTGACTCGGGTGATTGTACGGTGTTTCTCCTCAACATCCTTAGCATGAGGTGCTCTGTTAGATAGTACCGCACCACCCTTTTCGATGATCTGTTCTTTGTAGGTGTTGGCATCAGAAGCTATGTTTGCACGTCCGTCTGCCTTAGCAGATTCATTATCCTTGAGAGGCTTATTCCTAGAGTTTTTATATCTATGCCCACGAGTACCGATAGGACTTAATGACCAAGACTCTACGAAAGAACCCGTTTGTACAGGAGATATTTGAACGGCATAATTACCTAAGCTGACCAACTTTTCCTCTATAGCGTCCCCAATCAAGTCACCCAGTTTAGACATCTTCTTCTGAAAACGGGGGCTAATAGTGACCTGAGTGACCATGTTATTCCCTAACTTGACAGATGTAACAAACGAGACTATTGCCTGAGAACAGCTTTTGCACAGATACGATCTTTACTAAATCACCATTTCCGGAAATAGTGTCCTCAAAGTCAGGTTCAGGTAGGGTATTACCCCTCGTGTCTAGGTAGGGGAACACAGCCTTACGATCACCCATAACAATACTGTCGTTATTTAGCTCTGTAAGATTGTAGTCCGCAAAGTAACACTTGACAGTATAATTGGCAGTAGAACCAGACCCAACAGACCCTGTGGATGGGCTATACGAACCGTAAGAGGGTTTAGTAAGGGTTACGTCAATACCGTAGCGGTTAAGTACCGTCATTATTCTGTTGCTTGTGAGGACCGACATATATCACCTATTCGCAATAATCAACTTTGCTGTTGTAGTCTGGTGGGTTACGAAACTGGTCCCTACGGAATGAAGGTTCAATACGATTGGTGTCAGCCCTTACCCCAGATATACTGGTCTTAGTCATGCCACCTGCGTAGACCCCTAGCCGAGAGCCTACCACCTTAGCTTGGTACTCTAGTTCCTTTGCTAGGTCGCTGTACGCCTTACTAGCTTGTGAGTTACTTACGGACAAAACACCGTCAAGGTCTAAATCAACCTCTCGTGCGTACTTCATAGCCACTACACGGGCAAGCCAAGCAGCAGATAAGTACACCCCATCAGCGTTCTGACTAAGCGAGAATACAACCTCTGCATCTTGAACTTGCGGTTCTAGTGGGTTAGTATCTCCAAGGAGCAGACGTGTGGAGTTAAGACGCCCAGAAGGTGTGTTTGTGTTTAGGTCGGCATCATCATAAGTAAAAGCCATTTGGGCGTCCTAATCTTTTCTAAACGTCTTTGCCAAGAATCTTATCTCGTGTCTCGTAGAAGAAGGCGTCACACCACTGGTTAGAGTATAGGAACCGCCGGATAAGCCCTCGTTGCTTTAGTGGGAGACGAGACTGCCTGCAACGCTTCTCGGTAAAGTCTTTGGCGGAAACGGTACGGCTTTTTAGTTCCGCGTTAAGCAGGGTTACTAAGGTGTTCAGTTGTTTCTCGCCCATCTCGTGTAGTCTATCACCAGACTTGTTTTGTACCTCAAGTTCTGGGTTGTGGTGTACATGGGAAATAGAGTATAACTTTGATACCGTTGATTCCTCTACCCCCAGTTCAGGCCACTTAAATTCTTCTCCCCTAATCCAGTTCCTACCACCACTTGAGAATGGTACTTTAACAAACAGGGGCCAATCCAACTGCCAACCCAAATAAATAGGGTGAATCGGTGTCATATCTTTCATGTCTTGACTTTCTCTTTGAGATACTGTTTATGTTCTGTTATTATTGGTACACTTGTGTACTTAGATAATGTGTCCCCCACCGTAAAGCAGGGGACACACCTTAGTTTAGGCTACGATAGTGTTGAAGAACACACCAAGGTTAGGACCAGTAACTTTCATGTCATACGACATCTTCACCTGAATCATCTCAGCAATCTGCTGACGCTTCAAGGCATCATCCGAGAAGGTCTCGACAGTGATACCCAAGCCCGAAACACCGGGGATAGCATCCCAGCAGAAGGTCAGGCCAGCAGCAGGAACACGCAAGCCAGCACGACGAGGGCCGTGTACCAACATAGCTTTCTTGCTGGAGATAAAGCCGTTAGAAGCGGTCAAGCCCTCAGCAGCAGAGTTACGAACGGCCTTCATGACAAAGAAGTTCTCTACCTCAAAGATTTCAGCCAGCTTCGAGTTTGTTACCAAGGCAGTGTTGGTAATGGTCGAGCCACCGTTCAGACGCGACAGGATATCTGGGTGGTTAATCAACACATCCCGCGTTTCCATATCAACTACCATCGAGTTCATATCAAAGCCGCCGGACTTCAAGAACGAAGTACGACGAGCGGTGGTGATGTCTACGATAGGTGTCGAATTGGTGTAGTCCGACCACTGGATTACTTGTGGGCCAGTGGGGGAAGAAGCAACGCCTGCGTACTCAGTACCCCATACACCAGTCTTAAAGAAGGTGTCAGCGAACTGCTGTTCACGGTGGATACGAAGCTGGTTCACAACGTCAAAGGCTTGCTGCGAACGGATTTCCAAAGCGGCGTCTTCGTTTGCAAGGTCTTGCTCCGAGAAGTCAGCGCCAAGGCCATACACTTCTGCAAAGTAAGCATCTGTCGATACCGACAGACCAATACGCTCGACTTCAGTGCGGGGTGCCAACTTCTTGACGTTACCTGCACGGTTGCTGTCGTCTTGGTTGTACAAGTAGTATTTGTCCGACTGCTTGCTAACCGAAACAATTGGAAACACTTGGTCAGCAATGAAGTTAGAAGGCTCTTGGTTAAAAGCAATAGTAAGGTTAGTCAACGGCACATCGACGTGTACCGAACTAGGGGTCAAAAGTGGCATAGTTTATTCCTTTAGGGGTAGGAGCTTTCGCTTCCTAAATTAGATTAGGCTGCTACGTTGCCGCCAGTGATGAATTCCATTTCGATGATCTGGCCATCTACACCAGCTTCACGGGCGTAACCAAGGACCACATCACCAGTGGCAGCCAACAGTGCTTCGCCAGCAGCGTCCGACTGAATTTGAGCGCCAGCAGCGATAGTACCACCGCACTTAATCATAACCGAACCGGATACACACACGGTAGCAGCATAGCCGACAGCCGATGGGTTGTTCAGCAGAACACCAATGGCGTTACCACCAGCAGAGGCAGTCGTATCGACTTGACCATCAGCGGCCAAACTTACGAACTTAAATTGGCCAGCGGAAAGGTCCGAACCAGCTTCAAAGGTGCGGTTGTCCCGCGATTGCATCGTCGTCATTTAGTTATTCCTTATCTTTAGTATTTGTTTGATTTCCTGATATTGACATCGGAAGGTAAGATTTGTAAGTTCCAAGGTACATGCAGACCACACACGTTTTTACCTTTTAGGGGTACTATGTGGTCTACATGGTATTCTTGGCCGGAGATTAACAAGAGGTCTTTGCACAACCAGTAAAGATCACCCATTTTAATAAGTTGATCTTTGGATAACCATTTGGGGGTTGCGTGCAGTTTATTCCCACGTCTTTTTGCTGCTAAAGAGTTTCGAGACGTTTGGTACAACTTTTGGTTGCCCATGTTTTTATTCGCCATAAGCTTACAAAAATCCGGGTTGTCAGCTCTGTACTTCTTGTTTCTGTCTAATAGTTTTTGACGGTTATCTCTAGCCCACGCTTTGTAAGTAATTGCTTCACAGGACTTACACTTTTTCTTAGGTCTGTTGTACCTTTTATCGAATACAAAGCCTTCGTAAAGTTTATCTTCCCTACATTTACTACAGCGCTGGCTTAACAAATTTTATTCCTTGTCCTTATAGGTCTTGTTGATAAGAGCCTTACCATCAGCGGTTTTAGCTACTTCAGCGTATGCTTTGTGGAAAGTAACGCCATGTGTTTCTTTGTACTCTTTAACCAGAGCATCAAGCGCGTCTTTAGGCGAAGCAAAATCACCCTTGGCAGACGACTTACCAAACTCCTCCATCTTGTCAGCGAAGGCTTTATCAGCGGCTTCAAGAGCAGCCACCAGCATATCAACTTCGTCCATCTTGGCTACTGCGGACAGCAAGCCTTTAGCCATTGCTACGTCAAAGTGAGGCAGCAGGGTTTCGGCACGCTTGGTCAGCTCATTGTCTGCCTTCTCGACAGCAGCAGCTTCCAAAGCCTTAAGGATTGGTGCAGGGATGTCAGCTTTGTTAATCTGTTCACCGCTGTATTCAACGTACTCAACAGGAGCGGCCTTTGCTACACTGTCAGCTTTGATGGTGTAACCGTCAGCAATAAGAGCCTTACGCAGACGCTCATTATCCAGCTTAATTTTATCCAAGTCAGCTTTGAGGGTTTCAACATCGTCAAAGGATTTCATCATGGCGTCCATTGCGGTCTTATAGTCGCAACCTTTGGCCTTCATGTATTCCTTAATCTTGGCATCCATTTCTGGGTCCATCTTCTCTAGTTCGTCAGACATTGTGTCTCCATTGGGGTTATGGGCCTTAAAGATAGGAGCTTTTGCCATCTGGTTAGCCCCCTTCGGAACCAGACTTAGCTCGTCCAGTTCTAGGTTAATAAGTTCAGTGGGCATTAGAACTCCTGTTTCTGGGCGCGGCCCCCAATGCTAAACTCCGCGAACTTCCCAGCTTTTACCTTTTCCCAGAGGGTGTCATCAGTTACATAAAAACCGGTAATCCAACCCTCCTTCTCAGACTGGATTTCTAGTGCTTCACAAATCTCTTTGCTCATGGGGAAGGAGTGGACAATCTGCCCTACCTGATCACCTGAGTGGTTGAGTTTTCCAACTCGTAAACCCTTCATAAACTCGTTAATAGATTTGTGTAGCGTATCTGTTTTAATTACGTCACCTTGGAGGTCAACTACAAGTTCACCCTTGAAAGTGGTAACACTTGCCCACCCGTAGATGATTCGCTGCTCCTCGTCGATCTTTATGACCTTAAAGAAATCCTGTTGTTTATCTTCCATCTCAATCACCAATGTGTTTAATAAGCGGGGTTTTATCCTCTGCCGTAACCTCTGTCTTAGCATTGGCAATTCGGCGTTCAGCCTCAAGGTCGGCCTCATAGAGTTCACGATCTAGTTTAGGCAACTCAGCGTTAGCCAATAGAGCGTCAACAATATCCGGCTGGCTTGCCAAATTAATATCCGCGCCATTAAGATTACGAAGGTAAGACCCAAGTTCTCTAAGGTCGTGAGGTGCAACATCACCAGCCTCAATCTTAGGCATCAACTTAGGGTCAATGCCATTAAGCTGCCAAAGTTGTTCTACAAGCTGCTTGTTAAGGACATCTACAATAGTTTGAATGTATGCTTCGAGCGCGCGTAGAAATAGATCAGTCTTGCTCTTTGAGAGTGCATACGATCCGTTTGAACCCCCGCCAAGCATAAGAAACTCAGAAAGCACACTACGAGCAATATCATGTTGATACCTGCGAATAACTGGGTCAAGATCAATGTTACGAGTACCATTAGAGGACATGAGTTCTATGTCCACCAGACGGTGGTTAGTCGGGGAACCATCTTTGTCAGGGTATGTATCACTGGGCAGGATAATGTAACCCTGCTCGTTGAACTTAACATCCCGTAGAATCTGCTGCACACCATTTAGGAACGCCTTCTGGTCCGTACTAGCGTCAGCAGCTAGGTACTCAGCAGGTACACGAGCGATAGGAATACCAGCAAGCTCACGCTCCACTGCAATAGCCTCGATAGACTGCATGTTATTCAGATATACATAACTCGTGTAGGCATTTCGCAAGATAGACCTGCCAGATGGGTCACCATTGATTACGGTAGTCCGATAGTACAAGGACTTATTCGTAGGGATGAAGTGCTTACCGTCTGAGTACGCTTGGCCTGTGTCTTGGTACATACCTAAGATGTCACCAGTCTTCTGGTCCACATCGAAACGGCTTACGGTCCAAGGCGCACGAGACGCCATCTTACGGACACCAATACGACCATCCGGGTACTTAGTGCGCTTTTTCTGGTTTAGTGTCGTAGAGGACACCCTACGCTTGTACACGACCTCAAACCAAGAGAAACCAAAGCTAAGGAAAGACAAGGCTTCCGAGATGTGGTCATCAAGAGTGTGTTCCATGTCTGCAAAGATAGACTCAACAAAGGCCGCTTCTGCCTTAGCTGCATCCGAGTTATCAGCAGGAACTACCTTAATGTCTACATCACGAAGGATTTGCTCAACAGCGTAGAGAACAGCACCAATGGTGGCGTCATTGTCACGCATCTGTTGGTAAGTACGGATAGCCTTCTTACCACGAAGTTCAGGTAGGAACTCGTCCGAACGGATTTGCCCGTTGTGAGTGTTGGAGCCGGATACACCAAGGATAGCTTTGGACTCTGCTTCACTCAACTTCATAGCCATCTGGCATATCCTTATTATTACTTGCTTAGACCCTTAGCGTTGCTGTAGGCTAACTTTAGTTCTGGTTTGGCATACCCATTAAGCATAAGGTCCGTTAAGGCCCAGACCATAGCATCAAGCCTGTCTGGAGAGCCGATACTGCCTAGTGGAGCCCATGTACGCATCTGAGTCTCAAGTTCCTCTAGTGAACTCCCATCTTCGGGGTTCCTGACGTGGAACACCAAACCACGCTCATACAGAGCCGAGATAGGTTCCGCACGGGCGTACTTGCCACGGGACGCTCGTACAGCCTTGTAGGCCACCGTTGGGTCCTCTCCGAGTACAGTGAGCTTTACTAAGTCACCACCTTGGTTTACCTCAGCTACAATCCTGTCAGCATCAAACTTATGGTAGAGTTCAATAGCCTTAGCTGCCCAACCTTGTGGGGACAACTTGGCAGTATAATCACCCAAGATATAGCCCTTACCGTTTACGTCTACACCTGCCACAACGATACCCGTCATGTCGCTCTCAGCGTTAGCTGTAACAGCAGGGTCAAGGGCCACAACGATACGGTTCAAATGTGGTAGGTCTTCTCTGCTGATCTGACACGCATCAATCGTATCGGAGTTCCACAGAGCGCCTTCAGCTTCCTCTAGCACCTCAGCGTACAACTCTTGCTTACCTAGCCGTGTGCCCTCGTACTGCGTCTTTACAGCCTCTAGGTAGGTTTTAGCTAGGTTAGCGCTGTTCTCAAAGGTAGAACCAGTAACCACTACAGTCTTTGCGTCTTTAAGTAGCTTACGGACCAGTTTAGTGGGCTTAGGTGTAGTGGTAACACAGATACGGGGGTGCTTACCCAAACGGAGACAAAACTGTAGCATGTCCCAAGTATCTTGGTCTTTGTTCCAAGCTGCTAACTCATCTGCCCAAGAAAAGGAGAACTGTGGCCCACGAAGGCGCTCAGGTTCTTCCGCCGAGTAACACTCAATACGAGAAATCTCTCTTGCAGAGTGGTCACCGTTCTCGTGCCAACTTAAAAGCCTTTTAGTCGGGGACCAAAGAGGCATCCCTATCAACTTGCCTTTATCGTTTTTGTCGCCCTTATAACAGTGGTTAAGGAAACCACTCTCACCTTTGACCATAACACGTTCAATATCAGAGTTGGTAGACGCCACAGCAGCCCCGCGCTTGTGTCCAGCCTTAACCTGCGCTCTGCACCACTCAACACCAGTTCTAGTCTTTCCCGCCCCCCGGCCCTGATTCAAGAACCACACGTTCCAATCGTCGTCCTTTGGGGGCAGTTGCTTAGGTCTTGCCCAGAACTCCCAGTTGTACTTCAGTTCTTCCGCTTGCTTGACAGATAGCTTAGAGAGTAGCTCTTTAGCTTTACCCGGAGGTAACTGTCTGAGGGTATCTGCGTTTAGCTTCTGCATTACGGAGTTTATCCATCGGGGTTAAATAATCTCTACGATTACTCTTAGTTGCGTTAATTTTACTAGAGAGTAGTTGCAAGTTTACGCCAGTGTGAAGACCACAAACATGGGGGTGGATAAGTGGTTCAATGTGGTCCACCTGTAAGCAACTCCCCGTTAACTTATTTAGCTTACGCGCTAAGAGATACATACCACGCACATCAGTATGGTTTGCTGCGGCAGACCTATTACCTGCCCTCCGTCTAGCTGAGTTTGAAGAAGCCTCGGCCCGGTTGTCTTTCTTCCACTTGCTAGCGCGATCTTTGTAAGAAGCTGTGTTTTCAAGGTAGTCTCGGGCCTTGTCCTCACGCAACTTATCTACGTTCTCACTGCGCCACTTTAGGCTATAAGCTACACAACATGCCTTACAAACATTAGTATGCCCGTCAGCTTTGTTTTGAGCCTTCTTGTGGAAGCTGGAAAAGGGTAGGGATTTACTACAAGTGCTACAGATTTTAATCACTTAGCTAAACCCCTTGTTTTCAATGCTGCAATTAATTGGCCTCGTCTTCATCCGTGATGCCTAACAATTCTGCAAGCTGGTCAATAGCACTCAAGTCCTCATCAGCACTATCGGCTTCTACCTCGATGACAGTGTTGGTGGGGGACCACCCAGCCTTAGACCGTAGGAATAACTCCTGAGAAGGGTAGTGACCGTACTCACCCTCCTCTAAGGCCCTCTTTAGTACCTTACTGCCAACAAGCCCATTGATCTCTGCACGAGCAGACATAAGGTCTTTCTTGTAGTAGTTATAAAAGGTATTCAAGGACCGAGGTGCATCATTGTACTTCGATTGGATTTCACCTACGAGGTCTTTAACGGACAGACCCTCTTTAGTACGCTTAACAACCAAGTCACCAATCTTCTTGTTGTAACCTAGTTTGTTTACCGGAGTACCAGCCATAGGAGTTTCCTTAAAGTAAATGGGGAGAACCACCCTCACAAGACTTGACTACGGGGGCTATGCCCTCAACCGTGTCTCCTGCGGGGTGGTATTTCTACTGCCTAGTGGCCAGTGGCTATAAGTAGCACTACTGCCAGACAAGTAAGTAAGATGTGTGTTACCTATGGTGGTGGACTAAGTGCACTAAGGTTATACTTTAGTAATTCTAAGGTTATACTATAGTGTTTCCATAGTTTATAGACTTAATAGTCAATAACTTAATAGTTATATACTATAGTATACCTAAGACATACTATAGTGTTTCCATAGTTCTTATAACTTAATAGTTATATACTTACTAGTTTCAAAACCTACATATCTCAGCAGGGAAACATTTGTGTATACCTAGGTAAGAGTCTTACTTAAGTATACGTCCTTTTTTCGGCAGGAGTAAAGGGCAGAAATGCAACTATTTTCACATAAGTTGCTAAGTCCTTGAAATACCCCGAAAGAATCTTCATCACGAATTGTTACAGTTTTGTTACTTAGGTAACGTGATAACCACGGCTGCTTTAGGTTTGTGCATACGGGTATCTCTTGTCTGACGTGTGTGGCCCTGAGAGGCTCTGGAAGGGGTGCTACAGCGTTCTCTCTAGTTTTGATAGGTAGTCACCGCCCAAGCCTCCGTGGTGGCCCTCTGTAGAGGCCCCTTGAGAAGTGTAACCTTAGTGATCACTTTTTGTTACAGCTTGGTTACAGCCCCGTGATATTGCCTAAGGTAATTCTTTTGTTTTTATTTTGGTGTATTTCAAAAGTAATTCTTTCTTTTGGGTTCCTCCGGGGCTACGCACCCACGGCGAATCACCCGCGAATATTCCCCAGGGTCCCATTCACATCTTTACGATGGTGTCAATACCCCTAGAAATAATAAATCATTAGGTGTTGCACATTGGCCACTGCCCAAAGGAATCGCTTGACAAGCACCCTGGACTGTGGGGCAGGAATCCCCTAAGTGATTCTAAGGTTGTGGCAAGAGTGTCACACAGTGGGTTGATTCCAAAGAATAATGTCCAATGTTAAAACGAATCATTGACAGAGGAATCTAAGGGGGCAGGTAACCGTAGTGTTACATTATAACATGTTAACACGCGTTACATTGGCCCCGAACAAATGAAAATACCTAGGCAAGCCATTGACTCGCCTAGGGCATTGCTTGTGCCTCACCATAGTATTTAGGTCAACCATCCTGACCTATAGTTACGCCCCATCATTCCCGTGCATGTTATCGTGCCATGCCCGAAGCGCCAACCTGCGCGCTACATAGGCCGCCCGTAGGGTGGACTCGTCCTCACCCTGCCCCTGTACTAGATAGCGCATGCTACACGCTTGCTTGCCATAGGCCTTGACCAGTTCGGCTTGCCATAGATCGTCTGCAGCTTGCCATATGTCGTCTGCCTGTTGTAGTTGATCCATTGTCATTGCGCCCCCTTAAAATCAATAAAAAGTACCGTGTCCTTGCCATATGGGCGCAAGATGATGTCAATACCGTAACCTTCCCTTGCGCAAGGGATGCCAGTAAGACCTAACTCGCGCTTCACCAGTGTGACCACAGTGCGCATCTGAGCTTTACTTGCCTTGCTGTACGTTCCATCTGTGCTGCCTGTGTACCCATAGTGAACCAGATCCGGCACGCTAACGACTCCACGTTTGACCCAACAGTAGTTGGCATCGCCGCCGAACGTATCGGTGTATTCAAAAGAGTACTTATGCACAGTAAACCTCCTTTACATCCTTAATTGTCAGTCGTCTACCATCACGGCCATTCTCGAAGGTAGTAAATTTAAGGTACTCAATTTCGGGGGTATAACCGCGCAACTCATGCGCACGGATTAAACCCAGAAAATCTGACTCGGTAAGATACTCGAATTGCTCCCCTTCATTACCGTTGGGGTAATACTCAACGCCGTATTCTATTTTTGTCATGTCAGTTACTCCTGCAAATATCAACAGTTGCCACAAAGTCGCCTATGTAATGCGTACTGGCATTACCAAAGCACGCGATGTAAACCCTACGCCAACGGCCTTGCCATTGTACCATGTAACGCGATGGTATCTTGCGCCCATATACGTCCAGCGGATATGACAGGCTAGCTTCTTGCCAAGGTAGTAAGGATTCCTTTATTGGGACGCCTATTGTTTGCATGGGCGTTGGTGGCCAAGTTGCCTTGCCAAATTGAAGGTGTGCTGTTGTCATTAGAATTACTCCATTGATTATAGTTTGAAAACCCTAGCAGGATTCATAGCGATTCTTGTTT